GTATGACGGCCTGTTAAAGTAAATCGTATATTCAGAATCGCTTTCAAAAGAAACTGTTTCTTGGATAAGCTCTTCAATCGCTCCGGTGCTTTCCTTGTAATTTTCTCTAGTAATCACAATATTTTTTATTTTTTCATATCGTGTTCCGGTAGGATTTTTAATCAAATCCCTTACCCTGTCCAATCTATAATCCGTAACATCATTAATCAAAATATTATCTATGAATAATCTTGAATTTGAATATCCTTTTGTTACCTCAATTACCATTTTATTAAACTCAAGAAAAACATGATCTGTTAAAAAACTAATATCCGGTTTTTTTACAATAAACTCTTCTTTTAAGACTCCATTGTTATATGTTACTATTTTAAATTCTTCCGGTGCTGTGTTTCTAAAATTAATAATCAAGCCATACGCATCGAATGAAGATTCCAAGTTCACTGTGATTTTCGGGTTTTTTTGAAATATTCCATTTCCATCCGAAACAGAATCGCTTACATATCCAGTATTTAGGTAATTATTGTCTTTCGGCAAAAAATAAAGACTTCCATCTACTACGGAAAAGTCTTTACTTGCATTTGCGTAAGCATCTTTTTTACTCTCTTTCAAGATGTTGTCTATCTTACCAAAATTTGCAATATCATTTGTTTCGGCAATCATATTGGGAACAAATGATGAACGCAATATGATTTTATTTTTTCTATCTTCTCTCAATGCACATCTTCCGGCATTTGCAATAATCTGCAACGCTTCTGCATGACTTACAACTGGAAGTGGATTATACACAATTATCTTTTTTAAATATGGATCTATATAATATTCTCTTTCATCTGTAATTCCAGCGCTTTCCAAAACTTCTAAAGCCAAATCATATAAAGAGATTCCATCTTTTCTGTATTTTCCTCCGTAAAAGTTATCCCTCAACTGATAAAATCTATCTGTTGATGTAAATACAGCCTCTGTGTCATTTGCTGACCATGAATTAAGATATGTCGTTGTTTCATTAAGCCACTCTATATCACCGTTTCCTGTCACATCATATCCGAAGGTAACTTTCACTTCCTGTCCTATTTCCATATACGCAATAGCGCTTTCTGGATTGTCTACGCTATAATACAAATCTTGGTTATCAACCTTGATAGAAACATCCATACTTGGAATACTTTCTGATATCGGAGAAACATATTCTTTCATGCTGCAACCCATCACTTTTTCATTTGTAAATGTATTTGCAATTCCAAATATCATGTTTCCAATTCTGAGTCTGCCTTTCCCATTCACCATAGTTTTTGGCTTTATCCAAAA